AACCTTTTATATTTTCAGATGATGAAAAATATATAATAGCATTTAGTAATACAAGAATAGAGATATTTCAGATTAGTCCTACTGATGGAACTGTGTCATCTATACAATCTTTAACAAGTCAATCATGGTTAGTAAACACAACATCAGCATCTTATTTAGAAGAGATCACTTTTGCACAGCAAGGTGATTTAATGTTTATATGTCATAATACATTTCAAACAAGAATATTAGAAAGAACTGGTCTTACAACATTTACAATATCTACTTTTAACTTTGATACATCAAGAGATGGCAATAACATATTTCAGCCATATTTTAGTTTTCAGCCTTTAGGCATGACTATAGCTTCTAATCAAACTACTGGTAATGGTGCAACTTTAACTACAAGTGCAGATTATTTTAATACAGATAGTACATCAAAACATATTGGAATTGATATATTAATAGGAGAAACTCGCTGTAGAATTACAGCAGTTGCAAGTGCAACATCTGCTACTGCTAACATTCAAGGCACATTAAGTCAACAATTAGAAACAGATAGTATAGAAGTCTTTGAAGGTAGTGGCACAGTTAGAGTTACAAAAGCATTACATGGATTAGCAACTGGTGCTTCAATTACTGTAGAAAGAGCAGGTGCAGTTGGTGGTATTGCTAATAGTAATATTAATGGCACAAGAACTATTACTGCTGTTCCTGATGAAAATACTTTTGAGTTTACAGCAGGTAGTAGTGCAACTGCTACTTCAAGTGCTATTGGTGGTGGTAGTCCTCGTATTATTACTGGTGCTGCAACTACAGAATTTAGTGAACAAAGTTATTCTGATCTTCGTGGTTATCCTGCTGCTGTTACCTTTCATCAAAATAGATTATGGTTTGGTGGCACACTTGCACAGCCTGATGGCATTTGGGGTTCTAAGTCAGGACAGTTTTTTAATTTTGATGTAGGTGATGCAGAAGATAATGATGCTCTTGATCTTACTGCAAATGTTGGTGAGATATTTTCTATAAGACATTTAGTATCTAATAGAGATTTACAAATATTTACTACTGGTGCTGAGTTATTTATTCCTACTATATCTAATAAACCAGTTACACCCTCTAATGCACAGATAAGAAGACAAACACCTTTTGGTAGCAGTTTTGTAAGACCAACTGTATTTGATGGTGCAACTTTATTTATACAGAAAACTGGTAGTGCATTAAGAGAGTTTTTATTTACAGATGCAGAAGGTGCTTATACTTCTGTTGCAGTATCAGGTCTTGCACCTCATCTTATACTTGATCCAGTACAACAAACATCTATTAAAGGTGCATTAAATAGAAGTGAGTCTTATGCTTTTTTAATTAATAATGATGGCACTATTGCTGTATTCTATTCTATAAGAGGAGATCAAAAAGCAGGGTGGAGTCTATGGAATACACAAGGATTATGGCATAGTATATGTGCAGTACATGAAAGATTGTTTGTTGTATGTGCAAGAGATGATGGTTCAGGGTCTACAAAATTATTTCTTGAGGAGTTTCAAGATGATATGCCAATGGATTTTTGCAATACTTTTAGTGGTAGTTCTAGTGTGTTTGGTAGTTTAACTTCACATTTTAGTAATGGTGCAAGTGTCAAAGCTACAAATGGTAATGATTTTCTTGGCACATTTACAGTATCAGGTGGACAAATAGATGCGAGTAGTGTTAAAACTGGAATAACACAAGCATTTATTGGTTATGCTTTTACACCTACACTCAAAACATTACCTATAGATGCACAGATTACTGGAGGACCTTTGACTGGAGAACCAAGACAAATACCTAAAGTTACATTAGATTTATTTGAAACACTTGCTGTAAGTGTTAGTGGTCCAAATACAACATCTACTACAAGAGATTTAGTTATAAGAAATGTAACAGATGATATGTCAACAGATAGAACTGCAGTAACTGGTAAAGAAGAATTTAGATTATTAGGATATAGTCGTGATCCAAGAGTAACAGTATCACAGTCTTTTCCTTTAGATTTACAAATTAATGGCATGATAGTAGAGGTAGCATTTTGATACAATTAGCATTAGCATTAGGTTCGGCATTTGTCCAAGCACAATCTTATAATAATGCAGCAAAAGCAGCAAAACAAGAAGGTGCTTTAGCAGCAAGAAGAATAGGAGAACAAGCTAAGTTTGAACAACTAAAAGCATTGCAAGATCATAATGCAATCATGGCAAATTTTAAATCTTATGAAGCAACTAATATTGCACTTGCAGGTGTAACTGGCAGAGATGAAGGTAGTGATAGATCATTAAAAGCGTTAATTAAAAAAGCAGAAGAAAATACAAGAACTGCAGATAATAGATCAAGATTACAAAGCATGGCAGAACTATCTAAGTTCTCACAAGAAGCACAAATGGCAGTATTAAGGGCAAATAATAAATCAAAAGCATATCGTCTACAAGCATTTGGCACAATGCTCAATGCAGGATATAATGCTAGTAAAGTTTTACCTACTTCAACAGCAATGCCATCTCAGCCAGTTTTTTATGGAAATACATTTGATAGAGCATTTTAATGGTATTTATTAAAAGCAAAGCAACAACCTTTAGAAACAGACCAGTAGGTGTAGTGTCATCAAATACTGGTGCAACTGATTTAGCTGTATCACAAGCTAATTTATTTAACTCAGTTCAAAAGATTGCATGGGAAGAAGCTAAAAATGATGCAATAAAAAAAGATGTTAATACTGCTAAAACATTAGTTATTGAAGATGCAAATGGTAAAATTAGTTTTGAACGACCAAGATTTACAGCAGTAGGTTCTGATAAAGCAAATGCTATTTTAAGCCAAAGATATGCAAATGCTATGATTAATAAAACTAATCAATACTTTAATGAACTTCATGCCGAAAATAAATTAGATAAAAAAACTTTTGATACAAAAGCACAAAACTATATTTTAGGTTTAGAAAAAACATTTCGTGATAATGGTATGGCTGACTATATACCTGAGTTCAAAGCAAAGATTGTAAACAAACAAGTTCTTCATTCTAATAAAATATTAAATGATACTATAGAAAGAGAAGAAAGAATTGCTGCTGTTAATAAATTAACTGGTATTGAAAATACCATAGGTACATTGGAAACTTTACAATATGATATAGAAAATTTTGAGTTTGCTGATATTCCTGATTTAGTTGAAGGTGATATATTACAAAAAAAGAAAGATGATTTAGATGTAGCACAGAAAAATATTACTGCACAGATTAATGAACTTGTAGCTGATGGACATATTAAAGGTCCAAAAAAATTAGAACTGTTAGCAGATGTTAGACGCAATCTTGCTTTTGGTGTTATTAATAATGCTGTTGATGCTTTAGGAGAAAACTCAGGTGCTATTAAAGGTATAGAACAATTAATACAAAGTAAAAAACCAAGTCAACAATTAATAAATACATTACTTAATTCATCAGTTGGCACATTAACTTTGCCACAACTAAAAAAAATACATGACTTAAGAAAAACATTATCACTTGATAAAACAGATATGGATTTTATTACAAGACGAATATCTGATCGTGCAGGTGATGCAAATAAACTTACTAATGGATTATTAAAGAATGAGAATACTGCTGCAAAAGGTAGTGCTTATTTGAATGGTACTTCTGGTCTTATCTTAAAAAATACACAAAGCAATAGAAATATGCTTGATGCAGGTTTAGCTAAAAATTTAAATATAGAAAAATTTGATCTACAAACATTTTTTACTTTGCCAACAGATAAATATAATCTTATGTTACAAAATTTATCTAATGCTGCATTTTTGCCTAATTCAATACATAATTTATATTCAACAAATAATTTTTTAAATAGACCTCCTTTTGCAAATGCAACTACACAACAAAAACAAATATTTGCACAAAGACATTTAGATACATGGAGAAATATAGCTTATACCCCTGATGGTAAAAGTACGCTAACTGGTTATGATGATGTCTATGGTAAAATGAATGTAATAGATCATATAGTTAGAGTTAATGGTGGTGATATTCTTAAGGCTTATAACTTAGTGAATACTTTACCTGCTAATCAAGAGCAAGTTAATAATGCTGTGATTACTACAGTTAATGCTTTTGATGATAATGCTAATGTAGAATCTGTAGAAAAAGGTTTAGATTTTGTATTAGAAAAAGCTGATGTTCCTCGTCATGCTTGGTCTATGATGCGACCTTATACAAAAAAACTATTATTTTATAAACAACTTAAGGGTATTGATGGAGACAATGTTGACTTTACTTTTGATGGTGTAAAAGAAGTTTTGTTTAATACTTATGAAACAATGTTTGTAGAAGATGATAATGTTATAGATTTATTTCATAGAGACATTGATACAAGAACTATTTACTCACCAAAAAGAAAATACGGTACAAAGTATAATGATTTTATTGCTTATGTGAATAAAGAACTGTTTGATAATGGAGGTAATGATTTTGGTGGTATTGGTGATGATGTATTTCTATTACCTGATTTTAGAAACTCTCAGTTTGGAGATCAAAGTTTTACACTTGTAAATAGATTTGCAGAGCCTATTAAAGGTAAAGAAGGTAGTACTATAACCATAAACACTATTGAGTTTGATAAAAAGAATGCTATTGATACCGAAGAACTTAGAAAGCAATCTCTTAATAATGCTTTTAATTCTAGACTAATAAAAATAGCAAACAGTAAAAAAGATGGTGGTTTATATAAACCTAAATTTATGCAGTTTGAATATGGTGATATGTTTACACCTATTTCTCCACGAGCAGGTGGCTCTGGTTATGATGATTTTAAAGGTGGACCAGTAGTGCCAAGACAATTTGTAGGTGGCTTTACAGAAAGAATGTTAAATCTTCCTATTGAAACTGAGGTAGAAAAAACTGAGATATCTGAAGTTGATGGTTATGCAATGGTTAATCCTACTAAGTTATCAATTGACAGTAAAAGAGCAGAAGAAGAATTAAAAGATGCAGGTTTTACTAACTATGTCAATGGATTAGAAACTAATTACCTAGAAAATAAAGTATTAGAAAAGGGTTATGAAAATCCTGCATGGAGAATAATGACTAAACAAACGATAGATAATTTTAGTCTTAAAGATAAAGTTATGAACTTATATGAAGAGTTTATGACTCCTGATGTAGCAGTAGAAATACAAGATAATATGATTGATATATCTAAGTATACAGCTAAACATGAAGGTTATCGTACTGGTACATATAGAGATAGAAATACAATAAGTTTAGGATTTGGTTTTAATGTAAGATATCTGGAAGATGCTGATTATGCAGAGATGCCAACTGAACTTGTGCAACCTTTAAAAGATTTACAAAAAAAATTATTATCAGGTAAGTTTGATGGCAAAGAACTTTTAAAAATGGCTAATGATTTTAAAAGAAATAATATTGGTTTACCTAAAGAAATTGGTATTAAAATGTATAATAATAAAATCAAAAAGATTTATGATACTTATAATGAAGAGTTTGAAAACTTTTCTAACTTAGCAACAGCAAGACAAGCAGCACTCATAGATTTTTCATATCAGTTTGGACATGATAGATTAAAAGGTAAAAATGGTTTTCCAAAATATTATGAAGCTATAACTAATGCTATAAATGCAGAGGATATTGATTTAAGAAACTATTATTTTAAGTTAGCAGGATTTCATCAAGTTTATAATGAAGGTAAGTTTGGTCCAACAAAGACTCCACTATATTATCAAACAGCAAGACGAGTCAAAGATAGAGCAGGTAACTTAGGATTTCATATAAGAGATAATGTAGATTTCTTAAATAATGAGTATATGTAATGGAATTAAAATATACTGATAGTATTGTAACTGATTTTAAACCAACTGGTAATCAGGACTTTACACCTTTACATTTTATATACCCTGATAGTGAGGGTAGAGTTGATCCTGACTTTTATGATAGTTTTGCTTCAGGTATTAAATATCAATGGCTTCCTATTACTAATGCAATACAAGAACATAATATGTTTGCAGATGTAGACTATGATGAAGAGTTTGATTTTAAAAAAACTATACAAGATAATAATGATTTTATTTATGCAGAAGAATTATCAAGAGCAAAAAATATAGATCATTATAACTTTATAAAACAAAATGTTCAGTCAATAGAACAGAACAGAAGAGTCTATGATAGAGCAGGATTAGCTTCGACTATACTAGCAGGTGTAGTTGATCCTTTGAATATAGCTTTCTTTCACCCAGTTTTTAATGTAGGTATTCGTGCTGCTTGGACAGCTAGGTCTGCTTTTGGTGTGGCAAAAGAATCAGCAAAGGTTGGTGGTATATTTGGTATTGGTAGTGAATTGCTAAGAGCGCCCTTTGATCCCTTTAATACTCCTATTGAAACAACAACTAACATAGCAGGTAATACTGTGTTTGCAGGTCTATTAGGTGGTGGTGCTAGAGGTGTTGCTAATCGTTTTACTAAGATTGCAGATAAATATAAAAAGAAAAATAATCCAAATCCTAAAGTAGAAAATGTAGAAGAACTTGATAAGGCTTATGAAAATGGACCAATAAATAGTGGACTAAAAG